TGTGGGTGCGGGGTCGGGTGTCGGCCGAGGAGTGTCCGAAGTCGCTGGTGACGCCGGGTAGCGTCGAGTTATTGGAGAAGTTTTTTGGGTGGAAGTTCGCGGGGGGAGGGTCGCTGATGGGGATGGCGGCGAAAGAGGCGGATGCGTTTTTGATTTTAGAGGGGGAGTTGAGGGCGGAGGCGGAGGGGTGAAGAGACCGCCTGAAAGGGCGGCTGCCGGCTGAATAGCCGGCCCCACACGGACGGAAAAACTTATGGCTAAGAATCCAACTACGGAAGTATCGGGGTTGTTGGGGGGATCGACGAGCCCGCTGACGGGTCAATTGACGACGATCACTTCGCAGTTGCAGGAGTTGCAGACGATCAACCAGGCGCAGATGCAGAGCATCGAGGCGAACACGAGCGCACTAGGGGCGAGTACGAGTTCGAAGTCTGGCGGGACGTCGACGGCGGGGTCGGTGGGGAATACGCTGCTGGACGTGTTGGGGCTGGGGTCGGGGCTGAGTCCGCTGATTTCGGGGTTGGTGAGCTTATTCGGGGGTAGTGGGGGTGGGCAGACTACGACGGTGACTCCTTATATACAGCCGCTGCCGGTGAATTTGGCGGCGGGGTTCACGGGGTCGGCGGCGGGGGGCGCGTCGGGAGTGGATTACGGCGAGGGTGGTCAGCCGCGGCAGACTACGGCGGCGGGCGCGCAGCAGCAGATTACGGTGCAGGTGCAGGCGATGGATTCGCAATCGTTTCTGGATCGGAGCAACGATATTGCGGCGGCGGTGCGGAAGGCGATGTTGGAGACGTCGACGTTGAACGATGTGATTCGGGGGGTTTAGGATGGCGAACTTTCCGGCGTTGAAGACGGGGGCGGTGGCGCAGTATGGGTCTGACCGGTCGCGGATGTTCTCTACGCAGGTGCTGCGGTTTCTGGATGGGAGCGAGCAGAGGTTTCCGGGATATGGGACGGCGCTGATGCAGTGGGCGATCCGGCTGGAGTTGCTGGATGAATCGGAATTGGCCAATCTGGAGCAGTTTTTTGAAGATGAGGGAGGGCGCGCGGGGACGTTTTCGTTTACCGATCCGTGGGATGGGACGGTGTATGCGAGTTGCAGCTTTGGGAGCGACGAGCTGGCGCTGGGGTTCGACGACGTGGCGCGGGGGAAGACGCAAGTGACCGTGAAGGAGAACCGGAGCTGATGCTGGTGTTTCCGCAACTTTCGACAGGCGCGTCGGCGCTGTATCCGCTGACGAAGACATCGCGGCAGAGGACGGTGGTGAATACGCTGGGGGATGGGAGCATCGATATTTATGCCGATCCGGATGCGCGGAGTTTGGGGTGGGAGATTCAGGCGAAGGGGCTGACGGCGGGGGAGTGGGGAACGATTGAGGCGTTGTTCGAGGCGACGTCGGGAATGTGGCAGACGTTCACGTTTCTGGATCCGGCGGGGAATCTTCTCGCCGAGAGCGAGACGTTTTCGGCGTCGGCTTGGACAAATGGGGCTTTAGTCGACTTGACGGCGGGGGTTTCGGATCCGTTGGGGACGACGCGGGCGACGCTGGTTACCAACGCGGGAGCCGGCACGGAAGGCGTGGGGCAGACGCTGCCGGTGCCGGGGAATTTTCATTACTGCTTGAGCGTTTGGGCGCGGACGGATAGCTCGACCAGTTTGATTCTGACGATTGGGAGCGCTACGAAGACGTTCGCGCTGGGCGCGCAGTGGGTGCGAGTGTCGCTGTCGGCGAATTTGGGACTGAGTACGAATTCGGTCACGTTTTCGGCGCAGATGAGCGCGGGGGGAACGGTGGATCTTTTCGGGATGCAGGTGGAGGCGCAGTTGGGGCCTTCCGACTACAAGCAAACCGGCACCAGCGGCGGCGTGTATTCGAATGCGCGATTCGGGGCGGATACGATCACGGTGACGGCGCAGGGAACAGACGTCTATGACGCGGTCCTACAGATCGTGAATACGGAGAACTAATGGGCAGCACGATCGACGTCCTCAAAGAATTGCAGGCACCGACGACGCCACTGTTTCTGATCGACTGCGTGCTGAGCTCGGGCGCGATGGAACACTGGGGCACACATGCGGCGACGTTCAGCGGGACATCGTACGCGGCGCGGCTGCTGAAACATTCGCTATTCCAACTGACGGCGTCGTCGACGGACGGCCTCGATGGGGCGGCGCAGATTGCGTTGACACTGGCGAACGCGGATTCTCACTTTTCGGAGATCGAACGAGAGACAGGGTTCAAGGGCGCGCAGGTTACGATCCAATTTTTGTTTTACGATTTCGTGGCGAATCTACCGGCTTCGGAAGCGCGGGTTGTATTTCGAGGGATCGCGAATTCGCCGGATGAAATTACCGAGTCGGCATTTCGCGTGACGGTGATGAACCGGCTGAATCTGCAACGGGTCATTTTGCCGGACACGCGGATTGAGCGGACTTGCCCTTGGTTTTTTCCGTCGACCTCGGCGCAGAGGGCGGAGGCGCTGACGGGCGGCGCTAGGGGCGCGTATTCGGCGCTGTACAAGTGCGGCTATTCGCCGGATCAGACGGGCGGTGTGGGTAATCTGAACAGCGGGGCGCCGTTTACCTCATGCGATTACACGCGAACGTCGTGCGTCGCGCGGGGGATGTTTTCGACCGACGCGGCAAGCAATGCTACGGGGCGATTCGGCGGGATTGAGTTCGTTCCGGCGCAGATTCTGGTGCGGGGTTACGGACAAAAGGGAACGCAGTTATCGGCGCTGTACGACAACCTGGCGCTGTATAACGATTTCGTGCCGCTGGTTTACGGGACGGCATGGTACATGCCTCCGATCGTGTTTTCGCGCAACGACGGAAACCTGACACGGATGGAAGTGCTGCTGGGGATGGGTCCTATTTCGGGCGTGCTGCAAGTGCTGGTGAACGACATCGCGATTCCGCTGGCGCAGAACGGCACGAACATGACGGCGACGGGCTGGTATTCGCTGGTGAGCCCGGGGACGCGCAATGGCGGGTTCGATTTGAATTTTGCCGATAGCGCCGGGAATCCACTGGGCGATCCGTACGGGAGCATGGCGTACCTGAGCGTGGTGGTGCCGAACGCGATCAGCAGCGGACAATCGACGCCGACCGTGCAAGTGCTGGTGAACGGGCTGCTGATCGAGCAGTTCGATTCAACGGGGACGTCGTTGGGAGCTTCGTTCACGAACAATCCGGCGTGGGTGCTGCTGGACGTTTTAAGACGAAGCGGGTGGTTGACGACCGATGTGAACCTGGCGAGCTTCGCGACGGCGGCGGCGTATTGTTCGGCGCCGATCGACACAACGGACTTATATGGGAACGCGACAGCGACGTCGCGATTCAAGTGCAACCTAGTGGTTCAAGACAGACAGAGCGCGGCGGAACTGGCGAAATCGATTCGCAACGCGTCGTCACTGATGCTGAGTTACGACACTTCGGGATTGTTGAATTTGAGGGTCGAAAATACGCTGGCGCTGCAGCAGCCGACGGCGCCGGATGGGACGAACAGCACGACGGCGCTGACCGGCGGGTGGCCGTCATATGAGTTTAGCGACGGGTCGGCGACGTTTTCGGGGATTTTGAGGGATTCGAAGGGGAATCCGGCGATACGGCTGTATTCGCAAAACGGAACGTCGACGGTGAACCAGCTGACGGTGGAATTTCAGGACGAGTTCAACCAATTTCAGCAGGACAGTTTGTCAGTGGTGGACATCGACGATTCGCTGCTGACGGACAGGATCGTCACGGCGCCGTTCGCGGGCGTGGGGCTGCCGAATTTCGACCAGGCGACGCGGATGCTGCAATTGCAGCTCAACAAATCGATTGCGGGATATACGCTGGTGGAGTTCTCGACGACGGTGAAGGGAATCGGGATCGCGCCGGGGGATTTGATCACGGTCACGTATCTAAAGGAAGGCCTGGAGAGGCAGCCGTTTCGGGTGGTAAAGATCGCGCCGGGGCAGGATTATCAGACGGTGCAGATCACGGCGCAATGGCATGAGGACGATTGGTACACGACGGGCGGGGCGAACGCGTCGGGCGGGGGAATTTATTCGACGAATCAGGGCGGGCTGCCGAGGCCTCTGGTGGGCAGCGTGGTGGACACGCATGGGATCGAACAGTTCGGCATCACGGAGACGGCGATTCAGAGCGGCGACGGGAGTTATACGATTCAGCTGGCGGTGGCGTTCACGGCTCCGGCGCTTCCCGCGGCGTCGAGCGCGGCGATTCCGCTGCTGAGTTTGAGTCCGACCATCGCGACAACGGGCGGGACGATCAGCGGAGGGCAGTCCTTGTATTACGCGGTCAGCGCGGTGGATTCGACGGGGGCGGAGAGCGGGCTATCGTTCATCGTGCAGGCGACGCTGCCGGGGACTACGAATACGAATCAGGTGCAGCTGACGGGGTTTAGTTTTTCGCCGGGAACGGCCGGGTTCCGGGTGTATCGAGGGCTGAATCCGAGCCAGTTGCTGCTGATTCATACGAGTTCGTCGGTGGCGAGCAGCTATACGGATTCGGGGGCGACGACCGTGCTACAGGGTCCGCCGGATGAGAACTACAATCACGCGAATTTTTACTGGCGGCTGGAATTGCAACCGGAAGAAGGAGTGACGACTGCGTCGGCGACGACGATCGGGAACAGCACGCTGGGGATGCTGGCGAACGACTTCACGGGAGGCGTGGTGCGCATCACGCGAGGGACGGGCGCGACGCAGGAACGGAGCGTGGTTTCGAATACGACGACGATTCTGACGGTCACGCCGGCGTGGACGGTGATTCCGGATACGACGAGTTTCTTCACGGTGGCGGATTCGACGTGGAATTTCGGTGGGTTGGGCGCGACGAGTCCGGTGAACATCGATGTTCCGAACAGGCCTGGGGCGTCGGTCGAAGTGTCGGGGCGATCGGCCAATGCGCAGGACGAAGAGAGTTCGGAGGCGTTGAATCCGGTGACGTCGTGGCAGATCGCGGGCGAGGCGGGAGGAGGGGTGGATACGGGGCTGCCTCCGGCGCCGGTGTTTGGAATCGACCTGGTGGGCCAGGGGACGGTGGATCTGGTGGGCATCGGGTTTTCGAGCTTCACAAATACTCATACGATTTCGGCGGGGACGCTGATCCTTTATTACTGGAACGAGCTGAACAGCCCGTCGACGATCACGGTGGGGGCGACGATTGTGGCAACCGATACGACGATCACTCTGAGCGCGGCGGGCGGCGGGTCCGTGGGCGACCGGCTGCAAATCGAGACGGAGATCATGCAGATCGTCGCGGTTGTGAGCGGGGGCACGCAATATCAGGTGACGCGCGGCGCGGATGGAACGACGGCAGCCGGGCACAGTTTGGGCGTGCCGATTTACGCGCTGGCGGCGGACGTGAGCATCGTGCCGTTCGTCAGCGGATTTTTTGGGAGTCCGGCGAGCGGGGATTACAGCTACTCAGTATTTCTGCCCGATGTGAGGATCGCGTCGGCGGGGCTGTTCATGACCAACGTTTACGGGAGCGGGGCCGCGACGCTGGCTCCGTTCGTGGCAACGGTGGACCACGGATTACGGACGCTATCGGGCGGCCAGCTTTCGCTGCAAGTGGAGGGCTACCTGGCAACGCAGACCGATGCGGTGCCGCCGCTGGTGATCGAAACGACGGAGGCGGCGCGAGACATTTTCGCGGTGGTAGGGCAGGCGCCGAGCGGCGGGGATGTGCAGTTGCAATTGCGGCAGGGCAGCACGGTCTATTGCTCGTTGACGATTACCGATGGCACGACGACCTCGGCGAGCGTGAATGGATTCGGATTGCCGCCGCTCGAATCGGGGTCACTGATGAGCCTGGATATTCTTTCGGTGCCGGGAGCGGCGGACACGTTGCCGGGTCGCGACCTGACGGTGATTGTGCGGCTTTAATTCACCATGGCGCAAATTCAGAAATTAACACCGGACCGCGACCTGCAATGCTTCTATTACGAGCCGTCGGCGATCGCGGCGCTGAGCAGCACGTCTGCGACGGGGTTCACTATATCGGGCACGTGGCGGCAACAGTTCGATTGGGCAGTGATCGAATGGAATCGCGACAACGTGTACGAGCATCCGGCGTTTCGCTATCTTCCGGACGGCGATTTGAGCGGCCTCCAGCTAACGTATCTGGAGACACGCACGAATTGCATCCCGCTCGATTCGGACCTTTACGCGACGGTGGCGTGGAATTCGCTGCGCCTGTGGGGACCGGGCAACACGATTTACTATGTGCCGATGACGAGCCTGGCGACGCCGGTGGCGGGGAGTTATCAGAACGCGTATGCGGACTTTACGCTATCTGGGACAGGGACGCCGGCCGCGGGGACTCATGTCGGATTGGCATACCTGGAGACGCATTATACGTATCGATTCGATGGCACCAAGGAGATCGCGGACGCGCTGGCGCAGCTCGCGACGTGGATCAATCCTCCGAACCCCTATCAGCCGATGGTGCTGTCGGCGACGGTGACCGGAAACACCATTAGAGTTTCTTACACGGGAGGCGCGACGGTTACTACGTCGGGCGCGAACGGAAATTTGTTCGGGATGTATTCGTACTCGGAGACTCCCGCGGCGACGTGGGATGCTCCGGCGAAGACGTTTGCGAACGGGACGAGTCCGACGCAATGGAGCATCACGATCGATTTCGGGACGCTCGAAGGATACCTGACGCCCGACTTTTCGGACACGCTGACGTCGATACCCACGAATCAGATTCGCAAGATGCGCTGGACCTACGCAGCGGACTTGCAGGTGGGGCCTTTCACGCGGAGCGAGTTTCAGGTTGTGGTTAGCGATTGGACGGTCACCGGGACGAATCGCACGTACTCGGTGGCGGGGGCGGGGAGCCGGAGGGTGGAAGACGATTCGATTGATATCGTTTATAGCGGATCGTGGACGGAATCACGGGGGAATTTCTCGGGCGGGATTATTCACCATTCGACGACCACGGACGATACCGTTTCGTGGAGCTATACAGCGATCGGATCGCATACGCTTTATCTGGGCACACGATACCTGGGGCTTTCGACTGCGGCTGGGGCGAGCGTTTCGATTGAGGTGGACGGGGTTTCCGCAGGCACGGCGAATCTGTTCATCACGCAGGAAGACGTTTTGATCCGCTGGCCGGTGGGTGAATATGGCGCGGGGAATCACACTGTCACGGTTACCAACGCAGGACCGACGGGGAATTATTTCTACTTCGATTTTTTCGAAATGACGGTGCCGACCGAGGACCTGCCGACTTTCCCAACCGAACCGAGGCTGACGCTGGCCACCGATTGGGACACACTGCATTCCATTTCGCTGGCTCCGGAAAGAACGGCATGGTTCATCGATTCGCTGGGATTCACGGGGCGGCAGAATCATTACGTGGGCGCGCTGTGGTTTTACGAACTGGTTCCGACGGGCTACACGTTCGCTTCGGGTGCGGTGACATTCGGCGGCACGATCACGGTCGCCGATGGCGATGGTTCGCAAT